CCAATCTCCCCACTTATAATCCGGTCTGCCGCCGTTTTGTGAAAAGTCAACTTTTGCAATCCACGGCCTTCCGTATCGCCTCTCGTTGTAGCTGCTTGTTTCTCTTGTGATGTTCATTTTACCCTCCCGTTTTTGATTGTTTGTTTTTGTTTTCATCTTGATTACAAATATAACAATTGTTGTTTGTGTTGTCAAGTAAAAAATGCAAAAAATGCAAAAAAATTATACCTGTAACCCTCAATTTCCTCAAATTTCATACAATTTACTATTGTTTTAGAATGTTTTTTGTAATCAAAACAATAATTTAGTTTACGTTTACTTATATCATGGCCGACAATAGTGACAATCAAAAACTATTTGTGGGCCGAAAATTTGAGTTTTTTAACAAGAGCAAAACAGTTTTTTGCGAATGTTTCTTTAACCAACCCGAAAGCGTGGGATCGGTCTTTATGGAACATCAAAGGCGCTGCCAACGCTACAGGCGAGGTTGTCACAGAGGAAACCGCCCTTAATTATTCCGCTGTCTGGAACGCCGTAAACCTCATTTCTGGCACGGTCGCAGGGCTTCCCCTCCACCTGATGCAACGCCAGGGCCGGGCGAACAATATCGCGGACAAAGACCCGCTTTATTACGTCCTCCACGACAAACCAAACCCCTATATGTCGTCAATGAATTTCCGCGAATGCCTGATGTCCCATGTGCTTACATGGGGCAATGGTTATGCCGAAATTATCCGTAACGGGCTTGGCGAGCCATATGCTTTATGGCCGATACCGCCGCGATACGTCAACAAAATGGAGTTTATCGACGGAAATCTGTATTACGAAGTCAATCTAGCCGAAGGTGGCGACACGGTTTTTATACCACGGGCAAACATGCTTCATGTTTACGGTTTGGGCTTTGACGGTTATCAAGGGTATTCCCCGGTTGCGATGGCCCGTCAGTCAATCGGCCTTGGTATGGCTATGGAGTCGTTTGGATCTCATTATTTCGGCTCTGGAACCCACCCCGGCGTTATTGTCAGCCACCCGAAAAAACTTGACCCGCAAACCCACGCAAACATGAAGAAATCGCTTACTGATTCTTATAGTGGCCTCGGTCAATCCCACCGGCTTATGTTGCTTGAAGAAGGGTTGACAATGGAGAAGGTTGGTTTTCCGAATAATGAAGCCCAATTCCTGGAAAGTCGGCAGTTTCAAATTGCCGAAATTGCCCGCTGGTACAACCTGCCGCCGCATAAATTAAAAGACCTGTCAAAATCAAGTTTCAACAATATCGAATCTGAGCAAATTAGTTTTGTTACCGATTCAATCCTGCCCTGGCTCATCCGGGTTGAAGAGTGCCTAAATATGCAGCTTTTGACCGACCGGCAAAGAAGCAAAAAGCTGTATTTTAAACATATTGTTGAGGGTTTGCTGCGGGCAAACAGTAAAGACAGGGCAGAATATTACAAGCTGATGATCGGCAATGGGGTTATGACGCCGAATGAGGCGCGGGGCAAGGAAGATATGAACCCATCTGAAAGCCCATATGCCGATGAACTATGGATGCCGACCGGGTTAATCCCCGTTTCAAAATTTGATGAATATTTGAGTAAAAATCAAGGGTACGAAAAGCCGAAACAGGAACCAGAAACGGAGAACAAGCTCAAGGTTATATCTAATTAAAATACGGGCAATCCGGGCCTGATCAGTCCGGAACGGTTCGACCGAATAAAGAAGGCGCAATGTGGCGCCACATCATCATGCTGCCCCTTCTTTATTGCCACCGGAGGCAATAAAAATGATTCAGAAAAGAAAAATGGCTGTCCGGTCAATGAACAACCGTCACGACGCCAAAAAAGAAAGCGAAACGGAAGCCACGATTTACCTTTATGGCGACATCGGCGGCTATTTCGGTATTGATTCGCAGGAGTGGGTTAAAGAACTTAGCGCAATCAAAGCCGATACCATCCATATCCGGATTGATTCTGACGGCGGCGACGTGTTCGCTGCCCGCGCCATGAAAACCGCAATCATGCAGCACAAGGCTAAAACGGTGGCCCATATCGACGGCCTAGCCGCCTCTGCCGCCTCGTTTCTGGCGATGGGTGCCGATGAAATCGAGATTGTGGATGGCGGCTTTATTATGATCCACAACGCTTTGAGCTTTATGGACATCCTCGGTTATTTCAACGCCGATGACCTGCAAGACCTTATCGACGACATTTCGAAAGAGCGCGAGCTTCACGACAAAATCAATAACGCCATTGCGGATGACTACGCGAAACGCACCGGGGCCGAAAAAGACCAGGTGCTTTCATGGATGAATGACGAAACGTGGTTCGACGCAACCGAGGCTATGAATAACAAGTTTGTAAATCGTGTTTATGACGGAAAGCCGGTTGAAGGTGCGTACGACCTTTCGACTTTTCAAAACACGCCGCAAGCGGTCAAAGACCGCAACACGCAGTTCCCGAAAAGAGCCCTTGAGAAAGCCTTGCGCGACGCTGGCTTGTCTCAGAAAGAGGCTAAATCAATTCTTTCAGAAGGATTCAAAGACGGTGATACACGCGACGTTATCGCCGAAACCGACCGAGACGGCCTGGAAGAAACCTCGAAGGAAGAACCGAAAGCAGCAAAAACAAACGACAGGACAGCGGAGCTTATCAAGAAAGCCACCGCCTTAATGAACAGTTAACAATTGGAGGAAATTTATAAATGAAAACTGTTACCCAGTATCAGGAAGAAATGAAAGCCCTGCTGGACCAGGCGAACGCCTTTGACGTTCAAGCCACCGCCGAAGGTCGGGATTTGAGCCAGGAAGAGCTTAAAACCCAGCAGGAAATCTTAGACACGGTGGAAGAGTACGGGCAGATTGTCGCCACCCTGAAACGCAAGGAGCGCGTTGCCGACGCCCTGAAACAGCCCGAAAGCGGGTACACCATTCCGAAAGATGCCAAAATCGAGCCCGTGAGCCGCAAGCAGGACCGCTTTAAGAGCTTCGGTGAGCAGATGGCCGCTGTTATACAGGCCGGGCGTCCCGGTGGAAAGGTTGATCCGCGACTGCTTAATGCGACCGGATTATCCGAGGGCGTATCTTCTGACGGTGGTTTTTTGGTTCAGCAGGATTTTGCAAACGATCTTCTGCAGGACGTTTTTGAAACCGGCAAGCTGGTTTCACAGTGCCGCAAACAGACCATTTCCGGAAACGCCAACGGCATCAAGATCAACGGTGTTGATGAAACCAGCCGGGCCTCTACCCGTTACGGCGGTGTGCTGGCTTATTGGAAAGATGAAGCCGGAACCAAAACCGCAAGCAAGCCGAAATTTCGCCAGATCGACTTGAGTCTGAAAAAACTGATCGGCCTTTGCTACGCCACCGACGAACTTTTGGAAGATGCCGCTGCGCTGGAGAGCTTTCTCGGCCAGGCGTTCAGGGATGAGTTCAACTTCCGGCTTGACGACGCCATTATCAACGGAACCGGAGCCGGGATGCCGCTTGGTATTCTAAATGCCGGTTGTCTAGTGACCGTTTCCAAAGAAACCGGGCAGGCCGCGTCTACCATCGTAACTGAAAACATCGTGAAGATGTATGCCCGCCGCTTTGCCGGGCAGACCGGCAATTATATGTGGCTGTACAATCAGGACATCGAGCCGCAGCTGTTCACCATGTCCCTGAATGTCGGTACTGGCGGTATGCCTGTTTACATGCCCCCTGGCGGCCTGAATGACGCCCCTTACGGTCGTCTGATGGGTCTTCCGGCGATGGCTATCGAACAGTGCCAAACCCTCGGCACCGCTGGCGACATCATACTGGCGAATTTGAAAGACGGCTACATCATGGCCGAAAAGGGCGGCATCAAACAGGATATGTCCATTCATGTTCAGTTTATCTACGACGAATCAGTGTTCCGATTTGTCCTGCGGGTTGACGGCCAGCCGGTTCGCGCCTCTGCTTTGACTCCGTTCAAGGGCAGTAACGATCTTAGCCACTTTATCGCGCTTGAAGGCCGGTAATAAAACGATAACGCAAACATAAGGAGTTAATACAATGTTTACTTTAGCAGAAGAAAAAAAGATCGTCCCCCTGCTTGCCAGCGCAAACTATGGGGCCGGTGTTGATATGGATTCTATCAACATGAAAAACTATCACAAGGCCACCATCATCATGACCTTTGGGCC